AAGCTGTTAAAGCCCCTGTACCTGAGTTAAAAGCAAGATTACTTCCTGATTTAGGAGGTAGGTCGCCTGTAGCTGCTGTAACGAACAATGGAAAGCATGTAGTGTCTGTTGATTCATCTGCTACTGTAATTGTTGTAGGCACATAAGTTGATGACGCTTTGCCATCTAATTGTGTTTGTATTGCAGAACTTACGCCATCTAAATATCCAACTTCTGTTGATGTAACTGCTGATACTGATACATCTCCACTACCATCAGAGACCAATGCTCTTGATGCAGTTAAATCTGCCATCTTAGAAAAAGCTATAGCAGCACTTGCATTAACATCTGCATTTACTATAACGCCACTTCCAATAGCAGCAGTACCTGTCGTGCCTATAGAGATATCTCCTGATATAACTACAGGGTTAAAATTCGTTCCATCAGCTATTAGGGCAGCACCACTTGTGTTTGTTCCCATAGTCAGGTCATCGCCTGATACAGTTAAATCACCAGTAACTGCAAGAGTTCCACCTACTGTTGCATTATTTGTAACTGTTAAACCGTCTGCTGTTAAGTTTGCAACAGATAAGCTAGGCATGTTTGCTGCTATATTTGCGAGTGTTACAGCAAGTGTAGCTCCATCTTGTACTATAGGAAATAATGCACTACTCGATGGGGTAGTGGTTGTGGTCAGTTCTGATATTTTTTTAGTTGCCATCTATTGTATCGTCCAGGTTGTTGTTGCAGGTGGTGTAACATCTTGCCAATCGTCAGCATCTATTCCACTTGCGTCATCTAATCTAATTAATTCGCCATTTTCTGTTGCTAAAACAAAAAGGTTATCCTCTGTTTCTATATATCCTGCTGCCGTTTCTTCAACTACTGTCCAGGTAGTCATTAATATAATCCGTAATCAATTCTTGTTACAGGTGTCGTTCCTGAGTGTCTGTCTCTTTCGTTTGATGTAATTATGTCTTGTTTTGCTCTGTCATAATAAGACTGCCAAACCTGTATTCTTTTATCATTTTGTAAATAAGGTTCTGCTTCTACTAATGCTCCATATAAATAAACATCAGGGTGATGTGTAAGCATGTCATTAGTTGTGTTTGTGTCTGATAAAGCCGTAAAATGTTTGTAATAAGATACTTCTATTTGATACACGCCATCAGGTGTAGGTCTTATTTCTATATTGTTGCCTTTGATTGTGTATGCTTTAGGCGTTCCTCTTGAACTACCTGCGTTTAATCTGTCCATTATTTCAGGTGTAAGATAGTCTAAAGGTGTCTTAGGATCTGTGTTTAGCTTAATGTTACGCATAGCAACATAATCATCAGGTAATGTATAGAACTCAGAGCCATCTATTGTGTTAGTTGTAACCCTAGTCTCCATTCTTCTTATTTTAAAATCTCTTTTGTGCCTTGTTTCTGCAAGTGCAATAAAATCAGGAATAATATCTGTAAGGTCAGTTCTGTCTAACCAACTAGCTATTGCTGTTTTGAGTCCTGCATAATTAGATATTGCCATTATATTATCCTAGATGTTGTCTTTAAGTACCTGTAATCAGGACTGTTTAATAATTTTCTAACTGCTTCTTTGTGGTTTTTGTCGTATAAATCTACGCCAAACTTCTCTTTCCACTCATAATAAATTGTAACAGGAATCCTAGCAGATAAGCGAAATTCATCTCTTATACTGTGATCTTCCTGTTGCAATCTTTTGTTGTTATCAAGTAATTTAGTTAAATCAGGCGACCTGTGATTGATTGCCCATTCACCTGAATGTTCTGAAAATAAAAATGTTTGACCATCTCCCAACTTTCTTTTCATTCACTAAGTTCCTCAATAAATACATTAGCTGTGCTACTCGCAATAATAGCTGCAAGTTTATCAGCGTTATCTACCTTGAATGTTTTAGGTTCATTTGCTACCAATCTTATACCTGTGGTTACTGCTGCTGTTGGAGCTTTGCCGAAAGCAATAAATACTCCTGTAGTATCAGCAGTACATCTAACATACACTACGCCATCTGTAAAAGCATCGCTTCTTTGTGTACCTGTTTGATTTACAGTTCTTGTTTGGTTTTTTATAACCCTTTGTCCAAAACTCCAACTACTCATGCTTATCTCCTAATTACAAATGTTACTAATAGTTTTACTGCATTTGATGATGCTCCATTTGTAATCATTTCAATAGTTCCATCTTCTTCAACTCTATTAGCTGCTGTAGGTTCTGCTGTATCAACATCACCTGCTGCTGAACCTGATTGAGTTACTGTAATGCCACCACCAGTAATAGCAGTGCCACCAATTTCAAAGCTGATTCCACCATTAGCAGTTCCAATAGCTCCTTGTAGTGCAGTAATAATTTTAATAACTCTGCCACCATCAGGAATACCAACAAATGTGCTTGATGCAGTAGAAATATCTTCTATCTCTGCTACTACAAAATAATCGTTTAATGTTCTCATTAAAGTCTCCTAATTAATAACCCTCGTTCCGAAGCGATACGTTCTTCAAGGTCATTATTAATGTATCTTTGGGTGGGGCAGGGAAAATAAATAGAAAAACCTGCCCCTAGTCATATATGTGAGGTATATGAATTTTTTATGAAGTAGTCAAATCAGCGATTTTACCACTAGCTGCTTCGTTTTTAGAAACAAGTGTATACTCTACGAGTAATTGTTTCTTCTCAGCATCACCAGTTTTCGCTAAGTCTTGTACTTGGAAAGGTCTCAAGAACGCTGCTGCCCACATTTCTGTATCACAAACAAGCGCAGTTCTACCTGAACTTCTTAAGATCCTATCAGATACTACTCTTACTTCACCAAAGTCTGAAACATAAACATCAATAGTAGCAACTAAGCTTCTATCTTCTGCCATGTCCATACGAGTTGAGTTACCAGTAAAACCTGATACTTTTTGTTTGTTGAATGAACCAACTAACAATAAGTCTGGGTTTCCACCTTCGTCATAGCATTTTTTCAAATTAGACTTTAAAAGTGTTTCAGTAAGTACCCTTTGTGTTCCGTCAGTAACAGCACCTGCACCACTTGTAGAACCACCTGAACCATGAAGTTCATTGGTAGTAATCCAAGATTCAAAAGCCCTTGAAGCACGACCTGTGCCTGAAGAACCTGCTGCTGCTTCTTGTTTACCTGTCATGTCTAGTTCCATATCACGTTTTATTTCTTTACCTGCTTTTGCGATTTGGTAAGCCATTTCAGATGTAACACCTGCTTTACTAACAACTTCTTGAGTACCAGTAACTACTACAGGTTTTGTTGAAATCTGCGTGTGGTTAAGTAGTCTTGTTGTTGCAACAAGTGCTCTGTTAGGAGAATCATCTCCCTCTATTACTAAGTTAGCTGCTGCTGCTGCTAAACTATCTGTTTGCCATTCGTGTTTCGTTCCGTTAGCTGTACCAGTACCGATACTAGACATAAATGGAGTTTCTGTTGGAGAAATGTTGTATATCACATTCGCCAAGTCTTCTCTCTTATCGTTACTATCAAAAGTCTCGTAAGAGTTTGTATATATTGCCATTTTGATTACCTATGTAAAAAAGTTATGTATCAGTTAAGAATTCATAAGACTTTCAATAACGCTTGAAGCATCCTTGATATGTCCACTTTTTCTTAACTTTGCTCTTTGTGCCTTAACTTTATCACTTGAGATTTCACCTTTTGTTGCAGGAGAACCAGGTCTTGTAACTTTAGGTACAACTTTAGCTTTCTTATTAGAAATCTTAGCTGCCAAAAGATTATCATACAACATGGCTTTATGAAGGACATCAACAGACCTTGCATCAATTAAGCTATCAACTTCTTGTTCGGAAAATCCTGTTTTTACAGCAAAGGACTTAATATCTTGTTTAAGTTTCGGTCCTTTTGTAGGATCATTCCATTCTGGAAGTCTTTGAGCCATAATTTCTTGCTGTCTGCCAAGTTCTTCTTGCCATTTAGCTTGTTGCTCTTGTTGCGATTTGTATTGAAGATTCTTTTGTTCTTCTTCAACAGTTCTTTTGTTTTCCTGAAGTTCCCTATACTGGTCTCTTTTGAGCATGTATTCAGTTGGATCTTCTTCCTTGAGTTTAGTCCAGTCAGTTGATTTAAGTTCATTTAGCTTAGAATCAGCTTGTGTATTAAATTGTTCAAGTTGTGATAAGTAACGCTGTCTTTCTTGTTGAGTCGCAGCTAATTCTTCGTCAGCTTGTTTGCGTTGCTCTGCCAATACTTGACTTTTTCTTGTGTAATCAGCTTGTCTACTATAACCTGCCTGAAGCTCATCAAGGGTGACCTCTACATCTTTACCATCTACTTTGATGGTGTATGTTCCAGGTGTCTCATTTACTTCTTCTTGAGTATCGTCTACTAAGTCATCAGCAGTCAATCCATCAGGATTTTCTACCTCTGTTTGTACTGATTCGGACTCCATGTCCTGTGCAGAAACTTCTTCCGTTGCTTCTGTTTCAACTTGGTCTTCTGAGGGTTGCTCTTTAGGAGTTCCCATTAGACTTTGTTGTATTGCTCTCTGTGCTGACACTACATCAGTAACAGGAACGCCACCATTGGTGGATTCTTTTATAGGGATATCATCTTTTGCCATGATTAGTTACCTCCCTTTCTTTCTTCTTCGAGAATTTTTCCATTCTCCATTGTATTCACTAACACATTTTGTGCTGTCAAAACACCTCTCAATGAGTGATATAAAGATTCTCTAGTCTCTGTCTCACCTATATCTGTTCTTATCCATTTCTGGAAGATGTCATTTTGTATTACTTCATAAGACTTTATCAATAAAGGATCTTCAAGTAATCGTTTTGCATCTTGACCTTCTTTTACTTGTACTTCTTTGTCTACCATTTTTATCTCCTAGATTCTATCTGCTTTCGCAGGTGTAGTTAATCGTTAGTTTTTGTTAAAGATTCTTCTGTTATCCAGTCTGGAATCTTCCTTTTGCCTGACAACCATCCACGAATATCATTAGGTTTTACCCCTGTATTCCTGAATAAGTCCTCGACAGAAAGTCGGTGTTTTAAACATAGTGTTTGTAATTCTATATTGTTCAAATCTGTTTTAATTTATCTAAAGTTGGATTCTTTTGTTTAAATTGTTTTGCTAAATCTCTATGTGCTAGTTTAGATGATTCGCCATTTGTATATCCTATAACCATATAATGCTCATATTGTTTAGAGTAATACTCTGATCTATGCTTTCCTTCTTCTTTTTTGTTCAACCTTTCTTTTTCTTAGCTGTTTTTGCAGCTCGTTTAAAATTAGCAGCAGTTGGAGCACCTTTAGTTCCAGGTTTTCTCATCTTTTCTTTAGAACCTGCTTTAATTCTTTTTCGTTTAGCATGTATATTTGCGTATAACCCTTTCTTAGCCATTGGTTCTCCTCTTGGTTCTATCTCTTTTAAAAACGCCTTCTTCAATTCCTCTGCCTTTTAAGATATCTGCATAGGTTATTTTTCCGTCTTTGTTTAAATCAGGAAACTTTTTTTTCTTTTTCATCATTTTTTAGCCACCTTCTTTGCTCTCATTGATAAATCTTTAAAATGGACAACTTGTTTAGAAGTTTTGCCATGTGATTTGCCTGAATGTATTTGACCATTAGGCATTTTATGAACATTACCTTTAAACTCTTTGCCTGTTTTAAAATAATGTTTAGTTCCTTTTGCCATTAACACTTACCTTTTTTCTTCTTTTTGCCTTTTTTCATTGGTTTGCCGTACATAATTGTCTCCTAAAATAAGTTAATGATCTTTTCTATGTTATCGCTTAGTAGAGCAAATACGATTACAGCTCCATAAACAATGTACTTAAATCTAAATATCTCAATCTTTACATCACGCATATCTGTTTCTATATGCTGTAGATGGTTGTTCTTAATATCGTTAATATCTTTTTTTATTAACTCTATTTCTAGATTGAGTTCGCTATTATCTTTCATGCTAGTGGCAACTTCTTACGTTTTGGGTACATATTGAGTGCCATAGCTACTGCTTGTTTTTGCGGCTTCCCTTCCTTTTTTAAAACCTTTATCTTCTTTGATATAAGTTTAACTCTGCTTTGTCCTTTATAATCAGGTTTAAACTTAGGATAAGCCATT